TCAATCGAATGGTTGTTTAATGTAGACAAAGCCCGGAACAAACTTCACCGGGCTTATGATGAATTAACCATTCAAAACTAAATGGAAAGGGTACTAGAATCGCCGTGAATACAAAAAGTTAAGGCCATTGGTTAGATTGGAATCATCGAAACGAGAAGAGATATTCCATGTTTAAGTCAGAGCCAATTTGCATTCTGAAAGCTGGCCCAACTATCGACGGGCGAGATATCCCGCAGAAAGTGATTGACGATATCGCGGAAACGTACGACCCGACTAAGTACGCCGCACGAATCAATGACGATCACTACGACTGGAGCTGGAAAGGCGGCACCGTATTGTCGGTAGAAAAGCGCGATGACGAACTGTGGGCTGAAATCAAACCCAACTCTCACTTGCTGCGAAACATCGAAAACGGTCAGTTGCTGCACACCTCTTGTGAGTATCTCGAAGACTTCGCCAGCAGTGGCAAAGCCTACTTAACCGGGCTCGCCTTTACAGACAAACCCGCCTCGCTGGGTACCACACAAGTGCATTTGTCGGCCAAGCGCAGTGCAGAAAAAGCGTTGCATGTCTGCACCGGGCAAACCGTCAACTACAGCGCGGCGCCGACTGCACTCTCGAACGAAGACGCGTCGATGTTTCAAAAATTCAAAAGCTGGCTCAAAGGCGAAAACGCACCCGAGCAGCTCTCTCACACTGAGGAAGAAGACGACATGAACAAAGAAACCGAAGAGCTGCTGAAGCAACAAATTGAGCAGAACACCAAGCTGAGCGATCAGCTCGGCCAACTGGTGCAAACACTCAGCGCCAAAGAGCAGCCCGCCGAGCCGGAAGTTAAAGACGAGCCGCAGAAAAGCGAGCTGGAAGAGAAGGTTGAAAAGCTCTCCACCCAGCTTGGTGAACTGACCACCAAACTGAGCAGCATCACAGATGAGCAGGCGCGCATCCTGGCGGGTCAGGACGCGGAACCCGAGCAGTACCTTTAAGCGCCGGCTTTAGTCTTTCACCCCATTTGTATAGGTAAACACATGCAAGAGCATACCAAAAAGAAACTGAGCGCCTACGTTCAGGCGGTCGCGCAGCAAAACGGCGTCGAGAACGCCACCGAGATGTTCAACGTCTCGCCGAACGGCACTCAGCGCATCATCGCGGCCATTCGCGAAAGTAACTGGTTCCTGAGCCGAATCAACATCATCACCGTGAAAAACCAGATTGGTGAAGCGATTGGTCTGGGCGTGAGCGGCATGATTGCCAGCCGCACCGACACCTCCGGCGACGGCGAGCGCAAACCGAAAGACTACCACGGCATGAAAGCCATGCCTTACGCCTGCGTGCAGACCAACTTCGACACGGCGATCCGCTATGCCAAGCTCGATGCCTGGGCGCACATGAAGAGCTTCAACCAGATTGTCTCCAAACACACCCGCGAGCAGATCGACGCCAACAAAATCACCGTCGGCTGGTTTGGTAAAACCGCGGCCGCGAATACGGATGCCGCCGCCAACCCGAACGGCGAAGACGTCAACAAAGGCTGGTTCCAGGCGATGCGCGAGCACAACGCCGAGCGTCTCATCACCGAAGGTGCACAAGGCTCCGGCGTCATCAAGATTGGTGAAGGCGGCGACTTTGCCAACCTCGATCTGGCGGTGCTGAACCTGAAAAACCTGCTGCACCCGGCGTGCGAAAACGACTCTGACCTGGTTGCCATCATCGGCTCTGATCTGCTGGCCTATGAAAAGGCCAAGTTCTACGATGCGCACGGCAATACGCCGACAGAAAAGAGCAAGATTCAGGAGCGTCAGGTCATCGGCACTTATGGCGGCCTGCCGGCCGTGTCGGTTCCGGGCTTCCCGTCAACGGGCATCATGGTGACCAGCTACGACAACCTGTCTATCTACATTCAGGAAGACTCGGTTCGCCGCACGGTCGGTAAGAAAAACGACGCCAAAGACCAGATGGAAAACTTTGAGTCGATGAACATGGCCTACGTCATCGAGCAGCTTGAAAAAGTGGCGGCGCTCGAGTTCGGCAACGTCAAACTCAACATCAACGGGGCGTGGGTATAACCGCGCCAGACTGACACCCTCCAATGCAGGCTCTGTCACGTTATCAGTCTGGCTCCTACACAGATTGTTATTCGTGCACTGCTGCCTGCATTCCCTCAAAGGTGATGTATGGAATTTATCGGCAATAAAAGTGACGTGTATGCCTCCGAACTGCCCGCCACGGATAACTTTCCCGCACTCAAAATTTCAGAGTTTCAGTCTCTGTTTCATTTCCTCAGCAATGAGACAGAGGCAGGCATTCTGCAACAGGCGAAAGTCTCGCGCATTAAGGTGCACCGCGAGCTGGTCGATGCCATCGCGCAGTACGACAACCTTGCCGCGCTCTCAAAGGACAAATTCGGCGATGAAGAATCCGGCACTACCCTTTACACCCAGGCGGTGTTTGCGCTGACGGCCAGCGAACTGATTGGCATCCGGCTCAGCTCCGATGCGACTGCCGAAGCGGCAGAGCGTCAGGAAGCGCTGAGCAGCAAGAAATACCATTGCGAGGTGCAATACCGTCAGGCGGTAGACCTGCTGCTTCACGGGCAGGAAACCTACTGTTTTGAGGTGGTGTGATGAAAGCGCTGCAAAGTTTAACGGACCTGTTCAGACAGCACGTGGCGGATGCCAAGAACTTCACCGTCTGGGCCGAAGACGGTGCGCTTTTCTGCACTCAGGGCAACAGCGTCGACGGGTTTGAACTTGAGTACACCGCCATTGTGTTTATGCAGGATGTCAGAGTGCAGCCGCACATTCTGATGATGCATCTGGTCTCCTGGCTCAATACGCACGACCCGTACCGGATGGAAAAAGGATTGCCGTTTCCGACCTTCGCCACCGAGCTGCTGGATAACGGCCGCTGCGACATCAAAATCAAAATTGACCTGCGGGAAGCCTTCTCACTGCAAGCTCACCCGCAAGGAAACTGGCAACAACACGGCGAGCGTTTTGAATGCGTGGGCGATTTTTCTGCCCGTGTCGACGAAGACGACCTGAACGAACTGGTGCTGTTTGTCGGCCATCTGGATGATTTGCCATGAACGAACTCACGCTGAAAACACCGGAGCAGCTTACTCAGGTGGTCGAGCGTCTGGTGCTGACCGCCACTGACAAACTGGATTTGAACCGGCGCATGGCCAACCGCGCGCGCCAGTTCTTCCGCGCTCAAATCCGGGCGCAGCGGGACATTGAGAATAACCCGTACCAGAGCCGGTCGGGTCGCAAAAAAGTGAGCCTGCGAGACGGGACATCGTTACGCCATACCGTCAACAACAAGAACATGTTGATGGGCCTGTCGAAATCCCTGCGCACGCAGGCCGATGAACACCATTTTGAAGTGGGCCTTGTCGGCGTCGCCGGGCGCATCGGCCAGGAGCACAATCAGGGCAGCCAGCTCTCGTTTACCACCCGCGTGAATGGCTTCTTCGACAGCAGGACCGGACGCTGGCAAGGCGGGCGGCGGGTCAAACAGAACTATCAGATGCCCCGGCGGACCTTCATCGGCTGGACACCGGAAATCGAGCGCGAGCTGCTCGCCATGGCGGCCGGGCACTTTACAACTGACGTGGAAAGTTAAATGCAAACCATCAAAGTCAAACCACAAAAAGGGTTACTGGTCCGTGACCCGGATACCCGAAAGCCGTTAAAGGCTGCGGGCGAAGAGAAGCCGCGTAACCCTTACTGGCTGCGTCGCATTAAAGACCAATCCGTCGTACTCGTCACCACGAAAGCGGCAACGAATAAGGAGAACGGCCAATGAGCATCAGCTTCTCAGAAGTTCCGGCCAGCGCTTATGTGCCCGGCATGTATGTCGAAATCGACAACAGCCTGGCCAACAGCGCGGAAGACCAGCAATTGTGCCTGGTGATCGGCAATGCGGTTGCGGGCGCACCGGTGGCGCCCAACACCGTCGTGTTGTGTATGGATGAAACCAAAGCGCAGGCGCAGTTCGGCGCCTCTGACATCGTCGACATGGTGACCTACTTTCGCAAGCAGGATGAAAGCATGCCTATCTACGCCATCAGCGTGGACGCGGCCGATACCATGTCTGCGTTGGCAGCCCTCGGCGATGTGCAGTACCACCACATCCTCTGCTCGCTCAATGATGACACCACCATCCGCGATCTGGGCGAGTTTCTGGAAAAGCGTTATGAAGCGCTGCAGCAGATCCCCGGCGTGGCTTATATCCCGAAAAAAGGCACTCATGCGGAGCTGATTACCTTTGCCAATAAAAGCAACTGCCCGCTGATCAGCTTTATGCCGGTGAACGCTCTTGGTAACTCTGCCGATGAAGCCCTGACGGATGCGGCGGCGATTGGTGCCTGGGCGGGACAAATTGCGCCGTCACTGGCGAACGACCCGTGCCGCCCGCTGCAAACACTCAAGATGAGCGGCGTTTACTCCATTGCAGGCACCGAGTTTGACTGGGCCGAGCGTAACCTGCTGCTCCACGAAGGCATGGGCACGTACGTCGTTACCTCCACCAAAGAAGTGCAGGTGGAGCGCGCGGTCACCGCTTACACCGAAAACGCGTCGGGGATTGCCGATAACAGCTACCTCGACATCATGACGCCGGCCACGGCGATGTATTTTCGTCAGAAACAACGCTCACGCATCTTAAGCAAATACGCCCGTTTCAAGGTGGCCAAAGATGGTACCCGCTTTGCTCCGGGACAGGCGATTGTCACGCCCAGCATGTTCAAAACCGAGCTGCTGGCGCTGTATAAAGAGCTGGAATACAACGGCATCGTGCAGGATTTCGACGGCTACAAGAAGTCGCTCATTGTTGAGCTCGATGACACCAACAAGCAGCGGATCAACTATCAGGACTCACCGCAGTTCGTGAACGGATTGATCATCGTTGCCGGCAAAATTCAATTCAGGAAGTAAGCCATGGGAACCACCATCACCAGCCGCGCCGTACTGAACGCCGGCTCTCTGGGTCGCCTGCCCATTAAAGAAGGCGCAGAAATCGGGTTTGGTAACCTCAAGCGTGAAGCGGTCATGGGCGATGACGGCGTGCTGGGGCACAGCGAAGTGTACGACGGCGCGCCCTACATCAAAGCCACCATCGTGCACGCCAAAGCCACCGATGAAGACGCCATCAAAGCGTTCGTGGATGAGAACATCACCCTCGAGCTCAACAGCGGCAAAGTCTACACCCTCACGGATGCCTGGACGGTGGACCCGCTTACGCTGAACGTCAAAGACGGCCAGCTGGAAGTGTTGTTCAACGGCTATGAGCTCATTTCACAATAAGGAGCGTGACATGCTATCGATTTTGTTAAAACGGCAGGCTCAGCAACAAAAGGCGGCTCAGGCCAAGCCGATGCCAGCCGCGGCGCAACCCGCAGCGACGGGCAAAAGCGCCCGCCCGACGCTGGCCGACAAACCGTGGGAAGAAACGCAGGCCATGCTTAAACAGGATTTGGCGTTCCTGCGCACTCTGGCCGGCTCTCAGGAAAAAGACCCGTACAAAGCCGAACTGGTGAAGAAATACCAGCCGCTGGTTGAGAAGCTCCTCACCACTCATACCGACCTCGGTAATCTCGATGTGGTGTGGTGGTTCTATCAGTGGCAGGTCGATTTAGGCCAACTGACGACCGTACACGACAGCTTCCGGGCGGCCATCGACATCGGGCTGGAAACGCCGGACAGCTGGAAGTCAAACGGCCAGACCGCGTTCTGTGACATCGTGTTCCAGTACTCGCACAGTGCCTCGAAAGAAAAACTGGCATTTAACCGCGACTACCTGCTC